AAGATCCATTTGAATCTTCAAAGTAATTAGTGCAGCAGTCTGTCGAGATTTATTCTTTATCATTTGAATTCACACTCACACATAATTTCAGTTAATGCAGCAAGAAGATTTATTTCTTGATCTGCTACGAAGGCAATTTGATACTGATACTTAGCAATAATAAGAACAGCAGCAGGAATGGTGCTAGGTACAAGGGCAGTTGAAAGAGTGTCGTAAATACGCCGAAGAAGAACAGCAGGATCGTTGTCCAAGTTATTGACACACCATTTACGTACTTCCGTAAAGTTTTTTTCCTTGAGGTTTTTAACGAGATCATTTACTGATATATCAGATAAGGTGGCAAGTATACCTGTGTCTATTATACCACCAACACTATATCTTTGCAACTCATTTAAGACTCTTCTCCAGTCTGGGAAGTGTTTATTGATGAGTTCTGCTACAACCTTTTTATCAGACTCTATTCCTTCTTCTTCCAGAATTGAGTTAATACGCTTGAAAAAGCATGTTGCGACTTCTTGTTTTTCTCTTCCTTTAATGGAGAACTCGATGACAGCACATCTGCTGTGGAGGGGTTCAATGATTTTGTTCTTGTAATTACAGGTAAAGATAAATCTGCAGTTTCTGGAGAACTCCTCAATACTCGCTCTAAGAAGGAGTTGTACGTCGGAAGTGGTATTGTCTGCTTCAT